CCAGCACTACGAACCAATTTTGCCAGTTCATAATTTCGCTTGGTGTTTTCTTCCAGTGGATATTCACCACGGAAAGCTGACATCAAACCAATAGGCCGATCACTGTTGAAGTGTTGATACACACGAGAAAGTGATTCGTCAAGTTTACTCGTTTCTGTCTTGTTGTCAACCCATTCTGAAAATTCTTTCATAACTCCCTCGTTTAGTTGCGTCATTTGAGCTAGTGATTCTTTCAGATTGGACATGGTTTCAAAGACCTGTTCAAGTCCCTGTGGCAAAATGTTGATATTGAATAGCTTCTTGCCTGCCATGTACAATACTGCTGTGGTGGTTCCGCCTCCCGGTAAAAGGAACAGAGGTGCTATCAAAGCGAATTTACCCACATCCCCTAGTTGTTTCAGTGCCCGTTTCACGTCTTCGTCAGTAATCGTCTTCTCTGTTTTTAGCATCTCTTTTAATTTCTTGAAAAAAGTCTCTAGCATGAACATAGTTTCTTTGCGCTCAAAGTCAAGACCAGCAAACACTTTTTTTGCTTTCATCACAATGTTTGCTGACATTGTTTTTGCTTTGTCCATGATAGCGGCTTTGATATCCGCCTCATCTAGAATTTCTTGTTTGTAAAAGTCATCAAAAGTCTGCATTATGAATTGTATCCTGTGTGTTTGTTTTGTGTCAACACTATTTATTCCATTACCCAGTCTTCTGTTTTTGATTTTTCAAACTTTGCTTTGGTTTTCTTTGCATCTTGCATAGGTTTAGACTCAGGCTCAGAACCCCCCATAGAATTAATATCAGTATACCGCATCTTTGAAAAGTCAATACCAACTAACTGAGATTTTGATTGGCTTGTCTTTGCGCCGTATCGTGTTTTCAATTGGATGATAAGCTGCTGATTCAATTCCATCAAGTTTTCATTGGTTACAATAGCTGCCATAAAATCGCAAGAGGCTGGCAACCCCATTGATTCTGATGTGTTTGTCATGTCTGGTTGTAAACTTGACATTCCATCACGATTTAGCTGCGTTGCTGACACAATAGGAACGCATTCTTCCACTGCCAACCCACGCATTTCTTCTGAAATTGCTTTGATGTAAGAATAAGAATTAACCCCGTTTAATGTCTTGTATCTTGAGCTTGTGAAAATATTGATATAATCCAAAAATATAATATCAGGTTTGAACTTTTTCTTTTGCTTTAACTCTTTTAGTAATTGTTTAATGTGTCCAGCATGAGCGGATGATGTTGGGTATTCTTTTGCAAAGTATCGACCAGCCCCACGCTGCTTTAACTTCTTTAGACTGCCTAAGAACCATTCTTTATCAAGTTCTGGATTCTTTAATTGATCTGTTGTTACGTCTAAAAGGTTTGCATCAATACGTTCATATAGAGCTTCTTCACTCATTTCCGCACTAACATACAAAACATTCTTTCCTTGCTTTACTAATTCCCCTGCAAGAAAACACATAAGTGAACTTTTACCAATGTTAACGCCTGCCAAAAACACATTCAGCGTCTTAGGCGGCAATCCACCATTCGTCAATATTTGCAATGCCTCTAATGGCAATGCCAACTTAGATTCTGGATTCGTATAATATGCATATCTTGATTCAGCATCCTCAAAGTAATCAGAACCCAATGCCTGATCAAATCCAATTGATATAGCATCGCTTAGAAGCTCTGGAATAAAATGTTTATCTCTCTTCTTATCATTGCCCTCAAGAATCTGAATACTGTCATACACGGCATTGTAGGTAGCCTTATCAGAACAATACTCTTCTGTTTCATCTACCAACCAATCAAAGTCTACAACCTCTTTTCTGTTTTTGTAGATTTCTTCAAGAACACCAACACTGTCTTTGAACACGTCCTCGTTTAAAGGTAGCTTTTGCAAGTATAGTAGCAAGGCTTCCATGGTAGGTTTTTTGTTGTACTTGTCAAAGAGATATGCGTAAGAGTTAAAAAGAGTCTTTATCGTACCATCAAAATATTCATCCTTTAGGTAAGGATAGACCTTTGAAGCGTAGTCATCGTTAAACAGAAGACCACGCATTATTACATTTTCGATTGATTCCATCTAATCCTCTGTGTAGTTGGTTTTGTGTGGCAAGATGATTCCTGCCACACTGATAATAAGAACTATTCTACCAACTCACCTGTGTGTGGGTCAACCCCTTCTCCAATTGCTTCCAACAATGCAGAATCAACGGTTTTGCTCCCACCAGAACTCAGAAGATACAATTCACCTACCGCTTTATCAAAACTTGGATCATCAATGATAGGTTTCCAGAACTCATCACATGATGATTCTTTCCTGCGCCAATTGTTATCTTCCTCTACAGCGGGCCTAGAGTAAAATCCTTTCTTTGGTTTGGTAACGTGACCTGTTAGCAGTGCAACGTCTAAAAGCCCGCCATAGGGGTCTACCCCGTCTGCATACGTGGCTGCATAGACCAGCGCAGACTTTTCTTTGATGAAACGAGATTTGTCTGAGTTAAGAATGAAATCATAGCCCAACATTTCTTTGGTTTTTTCGTCTTTAACTTGTCTGCGACCAACAATCAAAGCCCAATCAGAAGAATACTGAATGCCAGTACCACCACTAATGATAGTTTTACTATACATTTCCTGAGTTTGGTATACGTGGGCGATGCAAATCATAGGAATAAATTTCATATGAAGCTTTGGCGTCACAATACGAAAGAACCCTTTCAGTTTCTTTGCGCGAGTCATGTCCATTGCAGAGTTTTCGCCCTCTGCATCTGCTACTTCTTTCTTTGATGCCAGATTACCAACCGAGTCAATCAGAATGATGACCTTATCAGATTCTTCAATTTCTTTTAGCTTTTGAGCAACGTCAAATGTCAATTCTTCGATATCAGTGATTGGCACATGGATAACTCGATCTTCATCAACACCAGACTTTTCAAAGTAACCTTTCTTTGTACCAAACTCAGAATCATAAAAGATACAAATGGCATCTTTGTGATGATTCATAAATGCTGCAACAATTTCTAAGCTCAAGTTAGATTTGAAGTGTTTTGATGGGCCTGCAATAACCCCAACCCCCGGCAAGATTCCACCGTGAATTGATCCGCTAAGAGCAATATTTAGAGAATATACGCTGGTAGGGATACCAATGTCATCATTAAAAAACCTTGATTTCTTTAACATGCTGGCGCTGTTACCTTTTGCACCAGCTTTTAATAGTCTATCTGCTAAACTCATTTAGTGAACCTTCCTTTGTAGAATTTGATTAATTTCTTGCTTACAGTTATGTCCTTCTGCTTCCATTGAGTCTATCAATTGTTTCACAATGTCAGGGAACTTGTCAATGCCCATCAACTTAATGAAAGCAGAGGATTGTTCTTGTATGTGAGAAACCTCGTTACACTTTTTAATGGAAGTTCGCAACGAGTCTTCCAGAATTTCAATTCGTTCGTATAGATGCGAAAAGGAACGGCTTGTTATATAGTTCATAATTTGATCACTACCTGTTACATACAAAGCAACAGATGTTACGTCAATCGAAAATGGTACACTGTCCCCATTCACTTCACGATCAAGCATAAAGTGCTTTACTACATCAAACGCATAGTCTTCATCATCAATTGAGATTTCACACACTACTTTTGTGTCGAACATCGGGTCAGTTTCAAGACCAAATCGAATTTTGTATTCACTCGCATCACGATACCCTACTAGGTTCTGTGTGTATTCTCGAAACTCTTTGGTGTCGTCATCGCCGTAGTCTGTGTATTTAAGAGTTATTGTTACCATTTTTGTATATATCCTCAATTTGAATTTTTAAGTCTTCCATACTATCATCCTCAAAACTATTGTACAAGTACGTTATTGTTTTTGTTGGATGAACCCTAGCAACATACTGCTCTATACAATCGACAAATTGTTCGGATGAATGCCCATCTTCTAAAAATTCAAGATCAATATTCTTCACCACAAAAAGACTCGAATTAGGCTGTGTCAGGATGTAATCAACCTCAGACTGAAAACGACAATCTGGGATGATCAGAGTTTTCCCCTGATACGAAATAGGATCGCGCTTAACCTCACACCAGAAAAGATCATCAACACACCCACGGATTACTTCGGTTCCCATGTACTGCAAAATATGCCTAATAGAAACTCTGTATGTGTTACCGTAACCCTCTACTAAGTATTTTTTAACAATACCTTTTTCTATAAGATCACTCAATACGGCTGCTGTTTTGCTAAGTAGAGTTTCTGCCACCTCTTCAAATCTCTTATTTTTGGTATAAGAACCCCTACTCAATTCTGGCCTAGCCAAATGCCACTTCCACATATTAGATTGAGCAATGTTTTTTTGAACCCATTCAGCCATCCTTTCTTTAACACCTACATTGGATGGTGTAATGTTTACAACACATTTTTTCAAGTCCTGATCATACATCCAAACAATAGGAATATCAAACACATAAGCCACCATTTCTTTCAATGGATCAGCAAAGCTATAAACGTAGGTTTCATTATGCCCTAGATAATCTCTAATGATCTGTGCAGATGTATCTTTTCCAGCCCCTGCCTTTCCCATGATTCCGTACACAGCATTTGGTGTTGGTAAAAAAATTTCGCCGGTATCCATAATATTTCCTCTTAAAATAGTGTGTTGGTTTCTTCATGTGTCCAGTCTGTTACTGCCAGAAACAGATTCAGCGGGTCAAGAAATCCTTTTGTGAACAGTTCTCTTTTGTCTACGTATTTGTCGAGTCCAAATTCTGTTGGCATGGTTCCCTCGAATCCTATCACACCTTGGTTGATAGGGTTTGGTTTACGTAGTGCAACCATTCTAATACGTGACCCATCTTTTACAATAGGTGTTACCTTTAGCCCGTACTTCTCAATAACCCAGTTATGGATTAGTGCTGCCTTGACTTGTCGTGGTGATCCTTTACCAAATATTTTGTCTTTATCTGCGTATTTGAGAATGTTGTTTACACCTGTTGGGATTGCAATGTCCTCGATTTTGTAAGTGTAAAACTCTTTTTCAAATTTAGCAACCATCTTGTGTAGGTCTGTTTCATTACCACTTAGAGCAATTTTGTAACAGTCCACCAACAGAGACTTGGCCCATGACGGAGTAGAGCCTTTCACAGATTCCATTCCCATGATCTTATACTTAGGATTTTCTACCACGCGGTTGCCCTCATCGTCAAGAACTTTCATGACGTAACGCTTTTTGGCAACAAGAATGGCTGATTCAGCTATCACTTCTCGTGACCAGTGCATAGCCTGTTTGTAAGAGTTCAAATATTCTGCTAAATCTAAACATTGTTCTTTTAGTCTTTTTTCTATGATAGCACTAAATTCGTCAATTTTTGTTACTACTTTGTCTTTGTCACCATCATATTTCTTCATAAGATTATTTCCAAGTGAGGATAATGAAAAATATGCCGAGTCAGTATCTCCACTTACTATATAATTTTCCTTTTTCTTAAACAGGTCACACAGAAATTCGTTTGTTTGGTACGAACACCACTTGTTCACAAGTTGTCCAGTGGTAGTAATTGATTCAGCGGTATCAACCATAAAGTATAAGAAGTTTTGTTGGCCAAGACTGCCGTACAAAGCGTTGATGAGGATTTTTATTCCCATTTGTTGATTTTCATAGTAATTTACTAAGTCTCTATATGACTCATCACCACCTTTAAGAAGATTTTCCGCTTCTTTCTTTTTCTTCTTATACATTACCCTGTTATTATACATTTCTTCCATTAATTCTGATAAAAATGATTGCTTCTCTTTTGTATAGAATATTCCATTAGCCGCCATTGAAAGATTGTACTTTTTCAGAACACTTGTATTGATTTGGCGATTCAACAACTTTTCAACATTATTGGATGGGTGAACAATTCCTTTAACTTCGTCTGGAAGATCACGATAATTTACGATAGTTTCAGGCCCGATGTTGACCTGTTGTATAATGTGAGGATACAGGCTTTGTAAGTCATAGCTCACAACCCAATCATGCTTTCCCGCTTGTGTAGGGTGTACAAACGCCCCTTCAAACTCGCGTACCGGTGTATCTACCTGATTGAACAAGGGAGCAACATTCTTGTTATACAAATGCTTGGCAATAAACTGTTCCCACATTTTAGTGGTTGTTATTGTGTCTTGATAATTTGACAATGTTGTATATGCCAACGTAAACACCAGATCAAACAAACCAAGCTTCTTATCCAGATCATCAATGATTTCGCAATCCTGAATGTTGTAGGCAATGTAAAGATCAGGATCAACTTGCCACAACTCTTTCAAACTACCTGCAACGTGTGAGAAGTCTGTTTTACCCGCCACACCCTCTACCTGAGCTATTGTATCAAGCTTGTAGTTCTCTCTAGGGGTGTAGGTATGCTTTTTATAAACAAGCATGTAGTCGAGGTGTGGAAGCCCTACAATCTCATACTTGATAATAGGATTATTCCATTGGTTCATGGTTTCCCGTTCATAGATCAAACCGAACGGGGATAACCTATTCACCATAGCCTTTCCTAGAATCTTGCGCCCGCGCTCAATGATATATGGCATATCAAAATCTTCGCTGTTCCAGCCAGTGGTTAAGTCGTATTTCTTATCTTCTACGTGACGAATATAGGCTTCTACCATAGCCTCTTCTGTATCAAACTGAGTATGAACTACTTTACACGTTTTTGTAATGTTCGCGTATTTAGATTGATCAAAGGATTTCAAGCCAAACGAATAGTGAACTTGTTCCCGAGTGTTCTTAATGTTGATCTGTTGAATCTGATACTTACATTCTTGTGGATTTGGGAATGTATCATAATCGGTTTCAATGTCAGTAATACCAATATCAATTTGGTCACGTTTGAATTGTGGCGTTTGCCCCTCAAACATCTCTATGATAGCCTGATTCTCAAACAAGCGATTACCATAGATAACAGAACCACCCATCTCTGCGTAATCTTTACCGAAATATGCAGCATCTTTGATAGAGTCAAATGTTTTCTTCTTTAGTGGTTCGCCATAGATGGATTTGGTGACATCCTCATCATCTGTATCCGTTTGTTGATTAGGGAAGTATAAGCTTGGTTTGTAGTCATCCATAGTAGTTACGTATTTCTTCCCATTTTTGACGTATCGAAGAAGAATCTTGCTACCGCGCTTTTTGTAAAATGTGTAAAACATGTTATCGCTCAAAATATTACCTCTAGTTAGACTTAATAACTTATATATTCTACCACAAAAAAAGGGATACTCGCAAGCATCCCTTTGGTTTAATTTTTGTAGTTATGTTTAAAGAGCGATTTTCCAACTCATTCCATCAAAGTCATAAGACTGAGCGCCGTATGTTTTCATCATATCGTAACTAAGTTCTTTGATGAATGCACTTAGGTCATTCTTGTTGTTTGATGAATTAAAGAAAATTTCAATCCCCATCAAGTCATCAAAGAATGCATCGTTGTCGATATGGTCAATCCGAACCTGATATTCATCAGCATTACGTTGAATGTACTTCTCAACAGACTCAAGAGCCTCATCTATTACTGTTCTGGAACATGTTACCCAGTCATAGCTATCATTCCAATTTTGATCGCCTTCATCAAGGTCAAAATACTCTTCCAAAAGAGCAATCGCCATTTCTGAATTATCGAAACTACACTCTACCACCATTTTATCTGCGGAATCAAACAACTGAACAACTGTCTTGCATGTTTTTTGATCAAAACTTAGACTGTATCCCTCAGTCATCTCAACTATTTGTTCATCAACTTTATTGATCCAGTGATCAGATTCTACGTATTCAGTTAGTGTTAACATTGCGAAACCCCATTTTAGTATTTGTGTATAGACTATTTATGTAAGTAGGTTGTTGAACTTTCCAGCGTAAAATTCACCAACTTGTTTATCAAAAATGATATCACTAGGAGCAAGCTTAGTTGTGAGTGTAATGCCTTCCAAAGTCTTAACCCTAGAAAGTGCAACATACGTCATACCGTGAGCAAATGCCCTTGGAATGTTGATGATAGCTTTCTCAAGTGTGCATCCTTGGCTCTTATGTATTGTGATTGCATATCCATGCTTAATAGGGAACTGAATATAACTTGCTTTTTCTTCCATGTATAAATTACCCTCTGCATTGCGCTTATACTCAAATTCAGCCCAACGATAGGGAATAACTCTGTGTACGGTATCTTCATCAATCATTACTTCAATGAACGTTTTGCCCATTTCTGATACATAACCAATCTCACCATTTCTATAAGATTCATCATTGGCTGTGATCATAACCTTAGTACCAACTTTCAGTGCTAAGTAATCTGGTGCAGGACGCTCTCTAAAGCCCCCAAACAAGGTTCCTTTATAAACCTGCTCTACCCCCTCAAGTGACGAGTAAGCCTGTTCATTGATAGCCTGTGCGTCTTTGTTGGTGGTTGTTAAGAATGTAGCACCATCTTCAATATCATCTGGGTCAACTCCCTTCTTCATTTTGTAATCTAACAAACAGTTATCATTGAAGTAGTTAAGACTAGCTTTGTACCCATCAACTTTAGAGTGTATATTTTGCAAATGACCAATTAACTCTGCATCCGTTTGTCGAATGATATCTGTAAGTTCGATATGTGTTAAGTTTGCGGCAGACCATGCATCTGTGGTAAAGCAAAACGGGGAGCTAAATTCTTGATTAAATACATCTGCTTCACCACCTCTATTATTAACAACTGGTGACAACTGACCAAAATCACCAACGGCTATGATCTGCACACCACCGAACGGTATATTCTTCCTCTTAATCAATCTAAGCTTTTGATCCATAGCAGAAAAAACATCAGCCCGAACCATAGAAATCTCGTCACACACAATTGTCTTAATCAAGTCATCTTCAAAAAGCTCTTTTGTTTTCTTTGACACTTGATTACGTAGATATTCCGTACATACACCAATAGGTATACCAAACGTACTGTGGATTGTAGCGCCTTTGATATTAAGAGCCGCGATACCTGTTGGTGCTAAGAAAACTGCTCTTTCGCCAAGATTCTCTCTAAGAACACTCAATACATAAGACTTTCCTGTACCACCAAGACCACCCAAATGAACGTTCTTACCAGATGTAACAAGA